TCTTTGAACATTCTTTTAGTCTCCTTTAGTATAATTTTGTTACTCTATATATCACTCTAAAGGCACTAAATAGCAAGTTATATTTTCACTATAGTAACAAATTATCAAACAATTCATAATGGCTCAATGGAGACCTTTCTCCGTTTCTGATTAAAAAACAATTTTCTATCGATTCACTATGTCTGATATATCTTTTTACAATTACATCAACAAATCTTTCATCAAGCTCCATCAAACAGCTTTTACGATCCAATTGATCAGCTGCGATCAGTGTAGATCCAGAACCACCAAATAGATCTAGAATGGTTTCATGTCTTCTACTAGAGTTCGCGATTGCTTTTCCTACAAGCTCTAGAGGTTTCATTGTTGGATGTTCTTCATTCTTCCTAGGTTTGTTATATTCCCAAATTGTATCTTGAGAACGATCATCTATAAAGAAATGAGCTGCGCCTTCTCTCCATCCATAAAGAATAGGTTCATGTCTCCAATGATAATCTTGTCTTCCAAGAACTAAAGCATTTTTAACCCAAATCAAACATTCAGCTAGTTTATATCCAGCGTTCTTGAATGCGTTCCTAAAGTTAAGCCCTTCAGTATCAGCGTGGCATACATAAATTGCGCCACCTGGTTTCGTATGCTCAAACATATTCTTGAAAGCATCGTATAAAAAAAGATAGAAGCTATTATCCTCCATCTTATCATTTTTGATTTTACCTGCAGTTCCCTCATAATCCACATTATAAGGTGGATCAGTGAAAATCATATCTATTGTTTGGGAATCTACTAATTTATTTACATCTTCGCTTTTTGTTGAATCTCCACACATAACTCTGTGATTGCCAAGGATATAAACATCCCCTGGTTCACTGAATGGAATTTCAGGAATCTCATCTTCAATATCGAAGTCATCATCAGAAGCATTATCTGGAAGTAATTCTTCTAATTCCTCAAATCCAAATTGAAGCATATCCATATTAATAAAAGAAAGTTCTTCTTCCAGTTTTGAGAAATCCCAAGTTGCAAGTTCAGCTGTCTTATTATCAGCTAATCGAAAAGCTTTGATTTGCTCGTCATTTAAGTCGTCAGCAATAATACATGGAACCTCTTTTAAATCAAGCGACACAGCGGCTTTTAAGCGCGTGTGTCCGGCAATAATAACATTGTCCTTCGTTATTACAATAGGAACCTTAAATCCAAACTCTTTGATTGAGTTGGCCACTGATTGTATTGCGTCATCATTATTCCTTGGATTATTCTCATATTCTATCAAATCTTTAATCTTCTTCAACATCAATTGCATTTGTCCAATCATCCTCTTTTGCGTTCAGTCTTTTTTCCATCAAATCTAATTCACGTTTCTTTTCGTTATATTCTCGGCCAAAGTTAGTAATTAGAAGATATCTTAATGCCTTATAGTCTGGCTTCTCTTTTTTGGTATGCTTTTCAATTCTCTCTTTTCTCTTACCATTTCCATCTTTTTCAATATTGGTTTTGGTATCTTCTGAGAATGCACCGATAGCAAGCTGATACATCGCATCTAATAAGTCCTTCTTCATACTTTCTTTGCCTTTATAGATGGCATCTTTTATCTTAGAATGTTTTCTTTTTAATACTATAAATGTCTTTTCACTAATCCCTATTGAATCAGCAAGATCACGTTGATTTATTCTTTTGGACGATAACTCTTCTATTTTCTCTAGTTTCTTATTTAGAATCCCGTCTTTTTCCCATTGCTGGTAGGAATCTAGTAGTTTTGGCATTGGCTAACCACCTCATTGTTTCTGTCACTACACAGTCAAAACTGAAGTTATTCCATATTTGAGCCCTACAAATCTTTCTGCAAAAGAAAAAGGAACTCAGTGATCTGAATTCCTGTAACTTCTAGGCTTCGTTTTAGCCAGTACTCCACGATACTTTGAGTCTATCAAAATACGCAAGTTTTGTCTACAAGCTTTTAGCACAATTTTATCTAGACAGTGCCTTTTAGGGTATACCATTTGCGAACATAGCCAAGTATAGTTCTGATACTCTTATTGATTACTTGTGTGTATGTTTGTGCTTCCGTTCACAAGGATTACTGGGTGAATAGAAAACTTAACTAATCCAAACATTCATCCCGATGAAAGCTTTAATGGATATGTATAGTTGTTTGATTTTATGTGAATCAATATCGATTAAAGGTTCGTACATAAATGAGTTAATGTGTATAAACTCTGGGGTTATTAAGCATACATCTTCCCCAACAGATACAACATTCTCATTTAATTGTTCTTTATATTTATCAAGCAAAAGTCGAGTTTGATTTTCATCTATCCCATCTACTTTTGTAAAATCTTCGCCAATAATTAATTTTTCGAATAACATTCTTATTCCGATGGACAATATGATTTTTGCATCCATGTCAAAAGCATCAAATTCTCGACTTGAGTAATAATCGCACAAACTCATTAATTTTTCATAGTAGCTCTCTGTTGGAATAGGATCAAGAATTGTTTTTGGGAATATTTCATTTACACATGTGTGTAAATCAGAAAGTGATTTCAAATTAGTCTCTTGGGTAAAGTGTAAATATGGTAAAAACTGGTTTTGACATTTATCCGTCAATATAGAAATTTCTCTAGCAAACGGTATTGAAAAAATCAATTTGGTTATATTCGGCGATTCACTTGCACGATATGGATCAAATAGTAATCTGGAGTTTTTGCTGATATTTACAGCTTTCTTGCTCTTATTTAATGTCGCCACTAAAGGCAAAAGATTGCACCTTTTTATGCTTGATCTATAAAATTCATAGTTATGAGTTAGCAACATCACATTAGCTCTATTTTTAACCATCTCATTGATGTATTGCATAAAAGCATATCGATTTGCATAATCAAAGGTTTCTATTATATCATCTAAAATAATTATAGGGTCATTATTCTTAATTAACTCATATTCAACTATGAATTTGATAATATTTAGTGTTGTTTTCTCTCCAGACGATAGTATTTTATTGAGTGTTTGCTCGTCAACATTAGCAGTTGGTTCGCTGTTATGAGAAAATATCAGAACTGGTGCATTTCTACCTAGCACAGTCAACCCTTTATCTTTTATTTTTACATTAAAAATGGAATTGAACCTTTTCTTAAAAATTTGTAAGGCAACCTCAAAATTCGTTACACTTTTATCAGCAATCAATAATATTTCATCAACCTCACTCTTTAATTTGTATAAATCATCAATGATTATTTCAATATCATCGATGAAATTAACTTTTAAATTGGATAAAACTAAATTTTTCCTACCATGAGAGAGTAACCTTGCAATATCAGTATCATCCTTAATTTGTGCTTTTATGTCTTGTGCTTCTTTCGATATACCTAAATTTTTTTCAAATTCAATAATCAGTTCTTTTGCTTTAGGATCATTAATAATCTTTTTAATTTGATTATCAACAACTTTCTTAAATGAGTCTATATCTTTGTATTCTGCACCATTAACAACAATGTATCTGTTTTTATCAGAATTTATGAACGATGTAGATTCAAGTACTTTAATGAACCCAGCAACTGTTGTATCGTTAAATTTGTCATCAAAAAAAATGCTTGACAGTTGGTTATTAACATATTCTGAGTATGATTTAAATTTCATTTGCAAATCTTCTTTGTCCAGAGCATCTCCTACTTTAGTTGTAAGTGTCTTTGCCTTCAATTTTTCAATACCGTTGATTGATTGTACAGCTGATATTTTTCTTAGCAACTCAATAAAAAGCACTATATTTTCCGCACTATTACTTAGTCCAAATAACGAGTATACAAAGTCCGGTGTAAACCCACTTTTTTTTATTATACCCTCAAACATGTTCTTGTATTCTAAAAATCGACTTTCCACTACTAATAGTTTCTCAATTTCGGCATTTCCTGTGGTAAGTCTTGACAATGGATTCTGCATTTCATGCAGACTAATACTGTCATATATGTCTTTGGAGAAAACTAATATATTCTTTAAATAGTCATCAATCGTACTGGTCCCAACAGTAATATCATAAATAAATTTATTACCAGTCAACCTATCTTCAATAGTATCTCCATTACCTTTTGCCAAAGAGTTTATTGCGTTTGAAAATGATGACTTAAAAACTCCATTAGAAGCATAAATAGCACAATTTTCTAGAGCGTTACCTAACCTTGGAAGATTGACTGAAAGTTTTTTTATTCCAAATGCGTTTTCAAATCTATTAATTTTAATTTTATTTTGTTCAGACATACAAACACTCCTTTGCAATACTCAAAAGATTTTTATTACTGTATATTTTTTAGTTGCACATTAATAAAGACTCAAATATTTTTCAATTATTAGTTTATAAAAGTAAAAGTGCTATATTAATTACATTATAGCACTTGAAAACGTTTATTTCTACATTATTTTCGATGTGTCGCTTAACTACTTCTTGACCCACTTGAGCATATCTTGCAACTATATTGACACATACTTGATGTTACCGCTCATAAGTATTTATTGGTTAATTAAAACTATGAGCTATATAGTTTTGAAAGTTCGTTAACAAATTCACTCTTATTTGAAACACTGTATAGTGGAAGACCAATAAGATAGTAATTTAGTCCATTGTGTTCCAATATATTATCCTTTTGAAGTCCATACAACTGATTAATTTGCATTAAGAATTGATTTTTCCATTCATCTTTCTCTACAAGGTGTTCCCCTTTGGGTTCTATAAATATTTGATAAAAACATTTTTGTTTGTTTTTGTCACTAAGTAATAAAATAAAGTCCGGTTGAAATCCTCTTCCAGTCGAAAAATCAAATATTTTATAAACCTCTTCGTTTCTAAGTAAGTAAATCTCATCATATTTTTCTTTTAAATTAGCCATTAAATTAGTGATTTCTAAAATTAATTCGCGTTCAATTGAAGTGCCGTAAAAAGAATCTAAAACATACCAATCATTACTAATTAGTCTTTTTTCCATTTCATCTGATTCTAAGTCGCGTTCTAGAATTTTAGTTTTCTTTTCCTTAAAAATAGTATTAAAAGGTATAGGAAAAAACTCACTTCCCTTAAATGGGTTAACAACATGTAAAAATTCAATTTCAAATTTTTCTAAGAAATTGCCTAGAATTGCTAATTTTATTTGATTGCTAAGAGAATCAAAGTTTGCAGATATAGATGATACAATTGGAATTTGAAAGCGCCCCAAAAAAGCATCTTGCAATAATTCATCAATTGTTTCTAATTTCATTTCCAATTTTAAGTGCTTAAACTTATATAGAGAATTACCTTTTACAGCTTGAAGATTAATTGCTTTAAAAAATAATTGTCTTTCAAAATCTCCTAGATATTTAATAGAAGTTTGATAATCATCTACACTTGTTTGTGTATTAATATCAGCCTCAGATGTAAATGAAAAATGTGATTCTATGTAGTCTATTTCTGATACCTTATATGGATCCATAAAATCATAAGAAATTTCCGTAATTTCCATCTTTCTTCGTTTAGGATTGCTTTTTTTCTCGTTTACAAGTAAAGATATATTATTAAAGTAATTACTTCCTCTAAATTCTTTTTTCAAATCAAATGTTTTTGTGATTCTGTCATCCTTAATATATCCATCTTTTTTCAATTCTGCTTTTAAATGAGAAATATATCTAGATTGTTCATCAAATGTATAATAATGTAATTCTTCAAGGATTCTCAGTTCGTTTTCAATATCATTATCAAATTTTCTCTTATTACTAATTTTATCCTTATATTCAAAGGGATAATATCTTACGCCCCTTCCTATTAGTTGTTTTTCTTTGACAGTGGATTCAGGTGTTTTTTTAGAATTTCCACCCGAATTTTGCCCTTGATACAGTCTAACTATATCATACAGGTTAAGTACATCCCATCCTTCGGTAAGTCTTTCAACGGTAAAAATACACCTTATAGTGTTATTTCTATCCTCAAGATTATTTAGCAATTGATCTGTTTCTTCATCAGTTTTTTCTTTCTTTGTAGTATTCGATTCGGAGTTTGTAATTATACATTTCTCTTTCGAAAATGCATACTTCATATTATCTACAAGCTTTGAATACGATATCTTATTTACGTTAATATAGTTCAAAACATCGTAAGTTCTTGATTTCCCTCTCTCATAGACTGTTTCATCATAGTCAATTTTCTCACCTAGTTTATTTAGAAAATCAAAATCTGCTACTGATAGATTATTTATTATATTTATGTAGAACTCAAAATCACTTTTAGACTCCTCTATTGTTCTACTCCTAAACAGAATTACTGGTTTAAAATTAGTTAGTGATTGATTTCCCTCCAAAGCATACTTATCTGCAATAGATTCTCGATACCAACTAAAGAGAAGGGCTTGCAAAATTCTCTCTTTTTTACCAAAAGATGATGATATTAAATTTATTTCCTTTGTGTAACCAGCTGATAAAAATTCTTTTAGCCCAAATTTATAAATGATTTTATCAGAGTATTTTTCAGTCACAGATTTATCGCTTGGAATTGTGGCAGTAAACTCAAGTAAAATATTTTTATTTGGTTCCACAGAACCATTCCTATTAAGTAATAATTCAACTACAGTGTGCTCCCAACCTCTTTTTTCAAGGTCAGTCAAACTAGTGTTACCACTCATTTCGGTGTTTAAGTCTAATTGTATTTGTTTACCTTTCACCTTTGTCATTGCATTAAGATGATGAGCTTCATCTGCTAAAATCACAATATCTTTTGAAAGTAAATCATCAAGAATGATTTGATTTTCTCTTTCTAGATGTATATCATTATAAAGTTTTTGAACAGTTGTAAATTTGATTTCGATATCGTTTGTTGATTTGCTAAATATATGAACCATTTTTATCTTTACACTTATTCCGTTAATTAAAATCTTTTCTTTAAATAAGTATTTACCGTGAAACGGGTTGCAAAAATTAGATTCAGTTTTACTTATTATATTATTCTGATTTACAATAAAAATAAAATTTCTGTAACCCAAATCATAATAATACAACATTGAGGCACCCATTACTAGGGTTTTACCTGTACCTGTGGCCATATTAAACATAAGGTGTGTAGGGGTGGATAGTTTTTCTTTTTTTATAATTTCATTATATGTAAGCAAGTTAATCAACGCTTTTTCTTGCCAATCAAATAATGTATGCTTCAAATTATTTACTACAAAATCTGGAATACGTGGTTTTACTATATCTAAATCATATGCTTTCGACTTTAACTCTTCGTATAAATTCTTAATTATCATTTTCGTCATCCATATAGAACAATTTTGTGAACTTAGCATCGTACTCTGAAATTTTAAACTTTGAGTCATCTATCTCATCAAAATGAATATATAAATGGTTTAAATCTAACATAGACTTAAACATTTCCTTCTGAATATCTAAATCTAAACTCAGAAATTTTGTATCACTTATTAAAGAATTTTTAAAGTCGTTGATCTTTACATTATATTTTAAATAATAGTTTTCATATATCTCGTTAAACTCTTTTTTCAATGAATTAAAAGATTTGCATTTTTCAATTTTTGTTTTAGCTTCTAAATTCCACTCCGCTAATTCGAAATATACAAATTCCCCTCCACCTTGCCATTTTATTCCTTTTGAAATTCCTCCACTTTCACCTGCTACAACATTTTTTAATCTCTCAACCGCTACTTCCTCAATGTAGTCCATTTGCTCAATTCCAATATACTGTATTCCCATTTTGTGTGCAACTGCTCCAGTTGTTCCACTTCCAAAAAAGAAGTCCAGTACTTTGTCATTCTTCTTAACTCCTGCAATTTCAAATAAGTAAGTTATTAAATCCTCGGGCTTCTTCCCATTTCTAAGGCTTACTCCTCCCTCATATCCAACACTATTATATTCTTTCACCATATCAATAAAGTTAGGATACGGTTTATATTTATACTCCTCATAGTTTCTAGGCACCCCTTGATAATACCCACCATTTTGTTTTCCCTCATTAGGTAAATAAAAATATCTGTGATCGTATATGTCATCTCCAATTCCATTTACCTTAAAAAGTGTTCCAGGTGGATATTTCCCATTGAAAGTTTCCAAGTATTTACAGTAAAATCTACCACTACTATTTCCTTCTTTTAAAGACCCTCGAATACTGATTTTTTGAAAAGCATCTTTAGCGGCAATACCTAGTTTTTCCTCACTATACTCATTTGGCAGAAAATATGTAATTGTTTTTCCACCGTCTAACTGGACTACATTTCCTTCACTATTTTCTTTTATAGTATACATATATTTCTTAATATCATTTTTTTCTTTGATTCTAGATAACTTACCTTTTTTACTATTCTTTGAATAAATCAAGATATATTCAATTACATCATGAAAGTCTTTATCACCTTTTAGAATTCTATTTGGATGTCTTACTAAGACATTTAATGTTGTAATATAATTAATAAATAATTCATCACATAGAACTTTTAAATGAGCATACATATGATAACTAGTATGAATAAAAAATAAGCCTTCTTCATTCAACATTTCAAATGAAACTTCTAACCTATTCTTCATAAATGTCAACCAAGTAGATGTGCTAAATCTATCATTATATGCAAAGCTATCGGAACCTGTGTTATAGGGAACATCAATATATATCATTTTTAGTGAATTATTAAATTGTTCTTTAATGGAATGCAATGCCAACAAGTTATTTCCTTTTATTACAAGATTTTCAATAATTTTACCTTGGGAGTCTCTTTTAATTTCAGTTAAATCAAAACTCCCCTCATTATTGAATCTTTTCCAGTTTTTAAAGGCCTTTCGTTCAAAAAGTCTATCAATTTCATCTCTTCCTAAAACCTCATTGAAAAATATTTCTTCTCTTTTAGACTTTAGCTCATTAACAATAACAGAATCATTTACTTCTTTAATTTCGAAATACTTATCATATCCATCATCAGAAGACTGACCACCCTCAAGAACGCAATCTTTAAAAGGAAAATTCAATACAGTCTTATCTGAATTAGATAAAAAATCATCATTCAAAGAAAGCCCTATTTTGTTGCTGTAATTTGTAAATGTATTAAACACTTTATTTTCTTCTATATAGAATTTAAACTCTTTATTCTTAAATATATAAGAATTACCAACTTGTTGAAAAAAGAAATCCCGTATCTCCTTTTCATTAAATAGCGCTTCTATTAAGCCCTGGTCGTAGTCATCAATAAGTTTAAATAAAATATTTTTGTTAATAACTTTGAAATCATTGTTCCAAATTCTGTCATCCAGCTTAACGACATTTTCAATTTGCTTTTTGAATTTCGAATCCATCTCAGTATACCTCCATAATTTTATCTCGTATTTACATTTACTTATTATACCATTTATCAACTCAGTTTTAAATGTAATATTAGGAAGTTTTATTGACATTATACCCAAAATCATTGTGTTTTCTGACTATTATAAACAATATTGAATACATCCTACTTCTAGTAATATTTAATCTTGATATAATTAATACATTATTCAATTCCTTTTCCACTAAATATTCTAGCAATAACTCTTCTTTTTCTTTTAGTATTGATTTAAATGATTTATAGCTATCAATCTTAATTTCAGCCTCTTTCATTCTATGCTTTACTTGATCTATCTTCCCAATTATGAATAGCAAGTTATCCTCTACATTGTTCCTGGATGAGCTCGATCCAATTGAATCATACACAACAGCCTGATATCCAGTTAGCCTAGATTGATAATACTCAAGCTTCTCTTCTAGTTCCCTTTTATGCCTTATAGCTTTTTTAACATCATCTATCCACTTGTAAAAAGGTGCGTTTAAACCAGTCTTCAAATTTCTCACCTCTCCTGTTTTCTAAATTTTTAAATCTTTCAAGATTGTTTAGCAATGAAGCCTTCATGAAATTAAAACGATCATCAATTTCTGGGTTAGGGTTTCTAGCATATGAAATAATATAATTAACCCCACTTAATACATTCTCGTATCCGTATGATAGTATTGCTGATTCAAAGAGATCATTATACCTCATGATTTCCCCATTAAATTCTTCAATGTATTTTCTTTGAATTAATAATTTAGTTAAAAAGTGCATTTTGGGGAACCCATAAATGCTTTTATCTTCTTTTATCTTTTTATCTCTTTTACTTTCCTTTTTACTTTGTTTTTTAATGTCAACATTAACCGAATTATTGTCGACATTAACTAATGTTTTTATAAAATTATCCTCGTTTTTTTGCATGCTTAAAAGGACCCCTAATTGTTCCATGGTTTCGGAATCTAACAACCAATACTTGTCATTATGGACATTCTTCCTTCTTCTGGTTGAAAGAATGAATTGTTTCTGAATAGATATCGAAGTAATAACACCTTGTAGAAAGAGCGCTCTTTCAAAGAGTCGAAGCTCAACACAACCGCGAATAATCTCCAAGATCTTGTCCACCTTTATCCAATGTGGTCCTATTTCTTGATGTAATAAAATAGCTAGTTCATCTAATGGTATTTCTAGATAATATCCTTCGCCATAGACAAGAGTCAAGATTCGGATATAAATGGTTGTACCATAAGGACCATACTGATAAGAGAGTGACTTCAGTTTAGGATCATCAAAAGCACGCACGTCCCAAGGAAAATACTCAAGTCCTTGTTTAAATGGTCGTGCCATGTTTTGTACCTTTCTATATATCAATAAACCGACATTTCACACCATATCAAGAGTAAGTTCTTGTGCTATTGTGAGTAAGTTCGTGTTACCGTTCACAAGCATTACTGGTTAAAAGGAAATGTCGGTTTTATCGATTTTAGTAGTTTGAATTTTTTTCTTTAAATTTGTTTAGTTCTGCTTCTGTTACTCGCCATTGATTACCTAGTTTAAAAGCTCTTAATTTGCCTTGTTTGATATATTTGAGCAATGTTCTTCTAGATACTCCCAGGATATCAATTAGATCACTGAGCGTATAATGGTTTTCTGTTTCGTTGTGCATTCTTTGTCACCTCATATTCAGATAATATTCTTTCAATGAATGTTATCCCGCTTTTATAAACATAAGTCCGGGTAGAGATTAATATAGTTCCACCTGCGACTGATTTTGTTTCTACGACTCTAAAGTATTTACGGTCACAGTACTCCTGGAATGGTTGATTCCTGTCATCTAAGATATGTGTAGCTCTAAGTATCTTAAACAACTCCATACTTCCTATTCCTTTAAATTTTAGAACGTCATGTGCGATATCTAAATCTACACATTGTGAGGAACCTAATAACTTGTTGATATATTTAAGCTTTGGTTCATTGATTTTCTTATCTGTCTCCAGGACACTATTTCTTACTTTAATATCCTGGTATTCATCTAAGAATTTTATTACTACATTTGGATCGTGAAAGTCATCTACCTGATAGTCTCCAAATTTTAATAGTTGCGGTAATACTATACGATATAACCAATCATTAATCATTTGAGCTTCAGCTTTTTTTGAAGCAAACATACATGTACTGATGTTATTAGCTGATATAAAAAGTCTTTTTGCCTTCCCTTTTTCGTCTGGAACTTCAATTGTTTTGATTTCATTTGCTGGTATTTTAGTTCTACACTCTTGTACATTTTTGATATCTAGAAGTCTTGCGATATCAACCAAGCAAAAATAAGGTTGATCCTCTACAAAAGATGTTCTAATGACACCATACTCTGCATTTGAAAATTCCTTAATCATAACTTATCCTTTCTTATTTTCGTGTTGTTTTCCCAAACAACGTATCACTAATCTTCCCTTCGTAATTCTCTTTTCTTCTATTCATCTTGTGGATGTAGATTTGTGTGGTTGCTGGGTCTTTGTGTCTAAGCAACTGTTGTGTGCTCTCGATGCCTGCGCCTTCAAGTAATGACAACGTTGCTGTCGTGTGTCTTAAGCTATGTGCAGAATATTTTGGACTGTCGATGCCTATTTGTCTCAAGTATTCTTTAACTACAGCCCGAATTGATCTTGTTTGCATTCTCTCTCCGTAATTCGTATGACCATGATTAATGAATAGTGGTTTGAATTCATCGGAACGTTTTATTAAATATTCTTCAATGATTGCGTAAACTTGTGGTGATAATTTTACATATGTATCCTTATCATCATGTCCTTTTCCCATTACAAATAAAACCTGGGAATCTTCAATAAAATCGATATCTTCTGTATCTGATCTTTCAACTTCAATTGTCCTTAATCCAGTCGTAAGCAACAAACTGATTAAAGCATAATTTCTAAGACCTAAAATATTTTTTTTAGCATGCATCTCCGCTCTATGTAAGAGTTTCTTTGAGTCTTCAACTGATGGCGCTTCTCGTTTAAAGTTTGATTCAATCTTCATTCCTTTTATACCTTCTGCGATATTTGGTCCATACCCTTCAATATAATACCATCGGTAGAAATTCCGAATGACAACTATGTGTTTCTGAACTGAAGCTGCCTTTAATCTTTTTTTAATGCGTTCACGATAATTCATGACATCATGCCTAGTTGGTAAGTTAGGAATATTATCAATATATGATACATACTCTAATAGAATCCTTTGGTAGCTTTCTTTTGTAGCTGGTTTTATATCAATATATTTTATATACTGAATGATTCTTTCTTTTATTGATTCCTGAGTATTCATATTATTACCTATCCCGCGTTAATTGTTGCTATTTAGATCTTTGTATTTATCTATATACTCTGATTCAAATTGCAACAATCTATCCGCATCCATTTGAAGTGCCTTTGTAAGTCTTAGTAGCATCGATACTGGTAGTTTGCTTCCTCTATTACCATTTTCAAGTTGATAATAATAGTAATGAGTTACATCCAGTTCCCTTGAAACTACTTCGACCGACAAACCGAGTTCTAACCTGCGTTCAAGCAAATAGAATCTGGGTAATGGGATCTTCTTCTTTTTGGATATTTTATTCATGTTTTCTACAAGCAATAGTGTTTCCTCCCTTAGATGAATTTTGATGGTGCTTATATTGTATATCAAAGAATGAAAAGTGAAAATATCTTGTGCAAATAAATCGACATGAGAAACAAAGAGAGTTTACTCTGTACATGGAAATAACCTATTTACACAATATTTTTAAGTTAATGCATACAACAATATTGACAACGCTACATTTGTTGTCATATAATTATTGATAATATGCTACAAAAAGGAGAAAATTATGCAGAGCTTAAACACAACTGATGCATTTAACAAATTATTTATAAGTGAAAATTTAAAAAGACTTCGATTATCATACAACCTTTCAACAACTGAGGTTGGGAAGATTATAGGTAAAACTAGACAGGGTTATTTGAATTATGAAAACGGATCTCGTGAAATAGGCATCTATGATTTAATAACATTATCTGGATACTACAATGTATCTATTGATGTCATTGTAGGGAATCCATTCACTTTAAGAAATGAAAAGTTGCTAGCATTTAGAACATTTGAATATCTTGAGAATGAATTGAAGGAAGTCATGCCAATTACGATATCTACAGTTCATGATGATGTTATCTGTGTTAAGTATGATGATTTTAAACTTGATTTCTTCTGGAAAACAAACACCAATCAAAAAGGTCATGAGATGATCTTCGAATACTATAACAAGCCTTATATATCAAAAGTCTTCTACAATTCAACTGGTGGTGGACATTTCTATATTAGTAGTGAGCCTTTCTATTTTAATAAAGCACAAGCAGAAAGCATTGTTTTTAAAGGTGTTTATATGTCTGAACTTATTAAGATAACAGATATACCACACTTCTTTTAACGATTGTGCTTAAAGCTTATATATTTATCGTTTTAAATTTGATATACTTGATTCCGGTAAGTTAGGAAATATCTATATGAACATTCTTTAATTTTATCCTTTCTAAAGGAGTTGCTTTCGGGCAACTTCTTTTTTTATTAGAAAGGACACCATATGGACGACAATATAGAATTTCAACAAAAGAAATTGATGCTAGACGAATTATATAAAGCAAAAAAAATAAGCGGTACAGAATGGTATGACGCTTTATCAAAACTTATAGCTGAGTATGATCTGGATACAGAAATAAACTCGCAATAAACTACTTGCTATTTATTGCTTTTTGAGTGATGTATATAGTAACGAAAAGGAGGTGCATTATGTTAGAAAAAAGAGTATTTGTCATGGAACCCGATCAAGTTTTCCATGAAGATAAAAACGGAATGCCTATTTCCAGAGAAAAGAAAAGTGTTTGTGCTTATGCGAGAGTTTCAACTGACTCAGATGATCAACTAAATAGTTACCAAGCACAAATCAATGAATTCACTAAGAAAATTCAAGAAAATCCTGAATGGGAGTTTTTGGATATGTACGCGGATGAAGGTATTTCTGGAACAAGCATGAAAAAGAGAACCGAGTTCTTAAGAATGATCGAAGATGCCAGGGCAGGTAAAATTGATTTGATATTAACTAAATCATTATCTAGGTTTGCAAGAAACACCGTAGACTGCCTTACTGTAGTAAGAGAGCTTAGAGAAATCAATGTAGAAGTTTATTTTGAAAAGGAAAATCTATATTCCAGTGATACAAAAATAGACTTCATGCTCACCATCTTCTCTTCTATCGCCCAGGAAGAATCTAGAAACATCAGTGAGAATGTGAAATGGGGATTTCGTAAACGATTCAAAGAAGGTAAGGTTCATATTAATACAACTAGATTCCTAGGCTATGATAAGGATGCTGATGGGAAAATCATCATCAATACAAAAGAAGCAAAAACAATTAGGATTATTTTTGATATGTACATTGCAGGATCTTCATTAAAGGATATTGCTCAATTCTTAACTGAAAATGACATTCCTAATGGACGAAAAGAAATCTTCTGGACTTCAGCTACAATAAGCACCATATTGGTAAATGAGAAATACTGTGGCGATGCAATTCTACAAAAAAGAGTGGTTGTCGACTATTTATCCCACAAATCAGTTAAAAACAATGGCCACGCACCAAAGTACTACATTATGAATAACCATGAGGCAATCATACCAAGAAAGAAATTCGAACTCGTTCAAGAGTTAAAGAAAAAAAGAGGTCGAACCAAAAGCGCATCTCGTTATGGAAATAAGTATGCATTGAGCGGAATTGTCTACTGTGGCCATTGTGGTAGAGTGATGAATAGACACTACTTCAATTATGATAAACCTTCACAAAGAGTTGTGTTATCTTGCAAAAACAGACAAAACGATGATACTCCATGTGATAACACCCCAATTGATAATGATACTTTGGAACTTGCAATCATTGATGCAATTAAATATCTGCAGCTTGATAATCCTTCAATAGTTAATGAGACATTGGATCTTGTTAAAACTAGTTTAGATTCTTCTCATATTGAAATTGAATTACGAGAAATAGAAAAGGAAATCAAAAAAGTTGAAAACAGTATAAAAGATATTATCAACATAAATGTAAAAACAATGGCTGAAGATACTGATTTTTATAAGGCTTTATACAATGAAAAGAAAGCAATACTTGTTGAACTTAAGGCAAATCTACAGAATAAGAAAAACATTCTCGTAAATGTACACCTACATGATGAACGAATCAATCAAATACGTGATTTCTTAAATGGATACACTGCACTTAATAAAACGATTCTTCTTGGAATGTTCAAAGCAATTATCGCAACAGATAGAAACAATGCCATACTAGTTATGAGTGATAGGAAACTTACAAAGCAGGAGGTTAGAGGAAATATAGATTCATTCAAGTCATTGAAATCAATTTATACAAGCACTGTAACCAACAAGGACACAAAACAATCTATTACTTATCGCGTTGTTGGGCTTGGGACAAACTAAGATGAACGTTGTAGAAATACTCAACCTTGAGGCATATGAACAGAAATTAGTAAAGAAGAATGTTTGTGCATACGCTAGAGTGTCTACTAGCAAACTTGAACAAGAATCATCATTCGATTTACAAGTAGACACTTATACAAAAATGATAATGAATAATCATGAATGGAATTTTATGGGGGTTTATGCAGATGAAGGAAAAAGCGGAACGAATATTACCTTTCGTGATCAATTCAATTTAATGGTTGATCTAGCAAAGACTGGTAGTTTAGATCTGATTATCACAAAATCAATATCACGTTTTGCGAGAAATGTTATTGATTGCTTATCCATCATCCAGGAACTGAAGTCTTATGGAACGGAGGTATGGTTTGAAAAAGAGAACTTATCTTCTTTTGATAATAAAATAGAGTTTGTTATTTCTGTTATGGCGGGTATGGCCGAGGAGGAATCACGAAGTATAAGTGAAAATGTTAAATGGCGCGTAAAAAAGAAATTCAATAATGGTATAGTGCCGATGGTTACTTCTCGCGTCATAGGATATTCTCGTGACGAAAAAGGAGAAATAATCATCAATCCACAGGAAGCAAAAACTGTAAAGCTAATCTTCAATATGTATGTACAAGGCTACTCTCATAGGAAGATTGCAGAACATTTAAATTCTTTAGGATTAAAAACCAAAGCAGAAAAGGTTGATTGGTATGAGAATGCCATTCAAGGCATAATTAACAACGAAAGATATACTGGAAATGCCATTCTTCAGAAATCTAGACGAAAAAAGATAGGTAATAGGAATTCAATCAAGAACCAGGATAAGCTTCAAAAATACTATGTTGAAAATTCACATCCTGCTATTATCACTCAATCAACATGGGATAAAGCACATGAGCTAAAGAATCGAAAAATAATGAAGTATCATCACACGTTGAATCGAAAAGAAATCAGAAGGAAGTCCAGTACTCGTTCTGAATACAGCGAATTTATAGTATGTCCAATATGTGGAAGAAACTATGTTTTCAAAACAAACAACATCAATACCCCATATGAAAAACGAATACTAATCTGTTCTTCTAACAAAGATACAAAAATATGTGAGAATGATTCAATGTTTGCAGACACATTCGACTCAATAATGATTTCACACGTCAATCAGATTATTAAAAATAAGGACATCTTCTTAAAGTTCCTTCGTAACGCTTTTATATCTCATCCTGCAATCATTAGCCTAAATTCAAATTTGGTCCAAACACAGGGGAAATTAAGCGAGTTAGATTCAAAGTTACGCCTTCTGATTACATCAAATGATGAACTGGACAGACAAGTTAAGACACAGCTTATAGACCTGCAGACAAAACTTCATTTAGAACTTGTAGGATATCAAAACAAATTGCTAACGACTCACAACATTGACATTCGCGTTAAATACTATAAGCTCCTACTAAAAGATTTTAATAAACCAATTTTAGAAATCACAGAGTTCCCATTTAAAGAGTTTTTTAAAAGAGTTGTTATGCACGATAGACACAACATCGAATTTCAAATTCAATTCGATGAGAACTATGGAGATGCAACCGATCAATTTCAAACATTAAAAACAGAATACTTAATAAGGAAAACAGTTCATGTTGTAGAAAGCAAAATCACTATTTATTGAAATTTAAAAGGAACAGTAGAATGGATCACATTTTGTGGTCTTTTTTTCTTGTTTTAATGGAATCATTAGAATTCCAACTTTTCCATGTCTTTTTTATACATTTCTTTTTGCAGGTATACTAACCCTTTTTTATACACTATTCTTTTTAATTTTTAATTATATTTTCAATAATTCAAATCCCCCCAACTCCCTGAAAAACCTTGAAAAACCAAAAGTTCAAATCCCCCCTTCTGGC